TGCTCTTGTCAATAGGAACAGCGTTTCCTTGAGAGTCAGTCTGCATAGGATTAAGTTCGTTCTTGCTTACTGTCCAGCCTTCAGGGAGAGGATTACCATACGCATCTTTTCCAGAGTCAAGGTTAGCCTGTACCTCACTGGCAGTTTGTGCGTTTGCATCTTGAATAGGCTTATTAGCCTTGTCCTTGTCTGCCTTGTCTGCCTGCGCCTTTTCTAACGATGCTTTCTGATCCTTCGCAACGGATCCTTCTTGATCAATCTTTGCTTGAATATCATTATCAAATGCTTTTTCATCTTTGCCAGCTTCGTTTTGAGTGTCATACCAACTCTGCGTGATGGCAACGGCCTTCTTGTTAGACTTAGTGTTCCCTGCATCTGGGTCACGCTTAAGAATGTAGACAGGCTGATCTGATTGCAGCTTGCCCTTCATTCCAGTTTCGCCCTTGGAGTTAATTAGATTTGGAGGATCAGTGAGAGAGCTCCCTGGCGCAGTGTTGCTCTTCCACGCAGATGATGCTGCATCTTTTGTAGATTCGTTTCCTGGCTCGTAGTATTCTACAATGTATCCGTCACCAGACTTGAAAACTTTGTCTGGGCCAGCTTCACCTGGCTTCTTTGTTGATACTAGTTCCCATCCTGCTGGGGCATCAAGCGGCTTTACCTCGGCAAGGTCAACTGCCTCTACACCAGATGGAAGAGATACTTTATCCTGCTGTGGGGCATCTGGCAGAACAGCCTTAATTGCCTCAGCCTTTGACGCAGGAACGTCATAAAGACCGTCTTGAAGAATCTTGTCACCTTTTACCTCAACATGAAAACCATCTGTTGTGTCTGAGTTTGCAACGAAACGTCCAGAGACAGATGAGACTTTTCCGTCTAGTCCGCGAAGAAAGAATTGAAATCCGCCACCTTGAAAAGCAAACTGCCCATTGCGATCTCGACGTTGCATGTTTGCACGTGCAGAGCGTGCGGCAGTTGAATTTCCGCCGGCTGCAACCAGTGCTGAAGGTTGAATGCTAATAAGAACATCCTGTGGAACTAGTCCAGCTGTAAGAGCGTTAATGCGTGCAAGTGAGTGACGATACTCAATTGAACCTAAAGGGCTTTCATACGCGGAGGCAACAAGCTCACGAACACTGTCATCAATACGTGGGTCGGCTGCAAACCAGCGAGCAGTAGCAGAGTTAAGAGCTGCCTCCGACATGTGATGAGCGCGAGTTGAAAGAGGGTGTCCTACTGGAAGAAGATCTCTATTTCTTGTTGAATTTTCAGAGATGCTTCCATCAATTGCAAGAGCTAAAAATGAGGTAACGTGTTTAAGAGCTAAAAATTCGCGTGTTCTTGGTTTTAAAGATGCAGACGCAGCTAAGGAACGTTCAACAGTGAGTAGAACTGCGCGAGATGAAACCTTACGTTCTTCTGGGACACGGGTGTTAGCCCTTGCGGCAAGCTCTAGGGCAGCAACGCGTAGTTGCACCTTGTTCTTTGAATACTTAGATTGAAGGCCAGGCTTATCTTGATTGGCAGTTATATTGTTGATAAGCTCACTCACGTTAGTTGCCTTCCTTAATTGGTAGTAAATCTGCGTCCTTGCTCTCGTACAACGCAGATGCTAGAAGTGCAGCTCTGTCGTACGGAGATTCTCTGTCGTTAATTCCTCTTAGCCAAGCTGCCCGCAGGGCTGGAATAATTTCGTACCCTTGGCCGGATACCTCTGCCATTGCTAAAATCGCATGCTCTGGTGACTCGTACTCTTCCTCGGGCTTTAGCTCTACGTATAACTGAGATGATACATAAAGCGAGGCAATGATAGATGCATCACCCTTACTTGACTTAGGATGCTTAGCTGGAAGTAGATCATTGTCCTGCTTGTAGTTTGGATTAGCTGGACGACCACTTTTTAGTAGACGCAGGAACGCATTTACACGAGCATACGCCCAACCGTCACGTGACATTCCTGGACGATGACTAGATGAGAACGCACCAGCACCACGACGATACACAGCCTTTAGCATTCCAAGTGTAGCCTTACGACTATCAGGAGCTTTCTCGTTGTGCTTCTTTACCTTCTCACGAAGTGTAGCCTCGGTCCTTGCACTAAATACAATTTTCTTTCCGCCCTTGGCAGATCCCTTTGCATTTTTCTTTGAACCAGATATGCGATCCTTCTTTGGAGCACGTCGAGAACCAGACGCAGTGATCTGCTCATCTTCAACTGTAACAACTCCGTCAGGTATCACTGCAAAGCGACACTTGCCGTCATCCTCAATCGGCCTTGCAATAATCTTGCAAACGCCAGGACCTTCATAGAGAACGCAGTTAACACACTTAACTCCGATGTCCTTGTACTCATTCTCATCCGCAGGAGTATAGCCTGCCCAGATACCAGTGCGATCCTCGTTAAACTTTCCATGTGTTTCGGCAATCTGTAAAAGCGCCTTGGCAAGATCCTGCTCTTCAGCAACAATGATACCTGCAGATGTAATAGCAGCTGCCAGATCCTTTGGTACGCAGTTCGGAACCTTCTTGCCGTTCTTCTTTTTCATGCCCACTTGGACATAGCCTTCCCAGCAGGGACCTTGGCTAGCTAGAGTAATATCGTCTAGCTTATCAGTTAAGTCTACTGGATCAACCATGATTAAAACCCGTAAGGTACTTCTACTTCCGAGCCTTTTGACATCTTGTCTGTTGCAGACATTCCGAGGAACGCAGAGATCTGCCAGTTCCACTTGGAGTGAGCTGCTATGCGGTCTGCAATAAAGTTTGCAACACCTTGATCATTAGTTGCTGTTGCTGAAGCTGAAGCAAATGTCTCATTCAGGCATTCAATAAGAACTTCGTTTGCCTTGCGTGCATCTGCGAGCATTGCCATTGGGTCTGATCCACAGTCTGTGTCAACGATGGAGCTCATCTTTGCAAACTCAAAAAGCTTTGATGGAGCAACACCGCCGCGAGTAAGAATAAGCTCTCCAAGTGGATCAATAGCTTCTTCAGCGTCTTTGTAGAGCGTTCCAAAGAATTTGTGAAATTCTCTAAAGTCTGGACCTTTTACGTTCCAGTGGAATCCGTGTGTCTTGAACTTCCATACAACTGTGTTTGATAGACACTCTGCAAGATTTTCAGCGAGACTTTGACTTCCCATTGAACTTTCCATTGAACTTTCCATCATATCCATATCCATGTGTGCCATTATTGAGGTGTTCCTTCCTGTGTAGGTGTTTCTTCTTGTGGTGCAATCTCCTCGGCAGGAGCTTCAGAGCTAGTTGCCTGTGGTCCCTTAAGAAGTCTTTCAACCTCTGGCGGAATTGGCGCGAGTGATGAGGCTTGGCTAGACATACGCGTTGCCTTCATAACTTCTGGTGCAACTGCGCCAAGCATTGCCTCTGTAAGCTCAGGTGTGATAACACCCTTCTCCATTAGCATGCGAAGTGCAATTTCTGTTGGCTCAGGTGCGTCCATCTCTGAGAATCCGTGAGCGCGACGCCATGCCTCAAGCGAGACGGCCATACGGTCAAGTCCAGCGTCTGCATCCTGTGCACGGTCGTTGCGTGTAGCGACCTGTGATGGGTCATACCAAACGCAGATCTTTTCAACCTGGTCTGGATCAAAGCCTTGAGCAATAAGATAAGGACGTAGGTAAACAACAGTGATTGCATCTACGATGAGAAGCATCAGTGGCTCAATGTGAGCCTTATATAGAGACTCGTCAATTTGAACCGCGTTAGAGTACTTTACGTTTGCGAGCCCTGTGACAATATCCTTTGGAACATCGAGTCCCTGTAGGATACGCTCGAGGACGCGATCTGCACGCTCAGCAAGCATTGGATCAAATGAACGCTCAAACTTAAACTGCTTAATCTTATCGCCAAGCTCTGCAGGTCCGCGAATGATAAGTGGAACAACCGCGCTAGCTGAGTCCTCATCGCGAATTGGAGTTGTCATCGCATCAATGAGTTGATCCTCGAACTCGTCCGCAGCTTCCTCAGGAGTATAGCCTTGGTTAAGATCGGTGTCATCATCATATGGATAATCTGGGTCAGGAGATCCTGCAACAGAAAGACCATCTGGTAAGTATAGAGCTCCTGCGTTTAGGCGTGAGCGTGCAGTTGCGCGAAACGTTCTGTTGAGCAAAAGCAGCTCTGCACAGAGATCGAGAATACCGCGAAGACTTGAGTCAGCCTCATCAGAGTAGCGTGGGTGAGCTCTCCAGATACGACCAACAAATGCATTTGGTGGAAGCATGATTGCACCAGGCTTGCTGCCGGTTGACGAGCTAATTTGACGACGTGGGGTAACCATGTACTTACCCTTTTGATCAACTTGAACTTCGTCTGTTGAGCGAATGTCCCATGTCTCAGGAAGTCCGTGACCAATGCGCTCTGGAATTTGAACGAGATAGCACTCGCCTGTGACTGAAATATTAAGCGCTGCATCTCTTAGAAGACCAGCCTGTCCGCCGTATGCGGAGTCTAAACGTGTGATGGCACGTTCAGCGGCAGATGATAGACGCTCGTCGATAGTTCCTGTCGCGCGAATTGGTGAAGGAGTATCGGAAGGATTTAGAACAACCGCTGGGTAGAGACGAATACGAGATACAACAGATGCGACTAGGTTAAACGCGTACTTGATCTCACCGATTGCGTCGTAGTATTCCCATGCCTCAGACTGCCAAGATGAAGATCCGCCAACTCGACGATCTCTAAATTGAGCAGCCTCACCCTTATCGTTGAGCTGAATTTGCGTTGCTGCGGCGGTAAGCGCACGTGGCGCAGAGTAGTTAACAGACTGAGCAGAGCCAGCCGGAATGTTAAGAAGTGAGCTAAGAGGAGCTGAT